AACTTTTGCTCCAAGGAGTCGAAGTCAATCATCGTGTGGTTACCTTTCTGTTTGATCACAAAAAGTCTAATCACACGATGCTTTTCTGTCACCCTAATTCGCTTATTTTCAAAGACCTACGATTTTTGTGGGGTACTATGGTTTTTAGATTTGCGTCACCTTTGTAGGCAACAAGTGTGTTATTCATTGGTTTTTAGTTTATTAGCTTTGATAAGTTTTCTGACGTATTTGATCATTTTCCCGTGCTTGTTTAATTATTTCTTCTAAGAATCCTGCCGCCGATTTCTTACCCTTATGTGCTTTTATCCACTCAAGAGAATCATCACTGATGCGTATTTGTTTAGCATATTGTTCATAGCTCATGTTACTAGTCGACTATTAATGACGGGTCTCAGGATACCCCTTCACTCTTCTCCTCTCCCTAAGCACACGTGTCCGTATCCCTATTCCGTTTCCTTGTCCTGAATAAAGAAATCCATTAAAAGAAATAAAATAATAAATATAATCGGCGAAACGTGCTTGAGGTATGAGTATGAATATGTAGAAGGTTGACCGCCCTTAAGCCTTACGGCTAACGCCCGTCACCAGCGCACCTAGTATCTCTACTAGCCCCTACTGAGCAGGGGTCAATAGACAACTATTCTGATAACCACTTATCGCAGAGTTCTAAGGCTTCAATGTTGCCTTCTATCCGTGGCGTTGTCGGAAGTTTTTTTGCTTTAGCAAGGTAATGGCTGATCCTACCTCTGAGGAAGTCAATCTGATTGCGGGTTTTGATACCAGATTTATATTCAGCTATTTCGTGGTCGAGAATAGCGTTCTTGATGATTTTGCGATCTTCTTTTGTAAGCTCTCCTAATCTTTTCTCTAGGTAGCCATATAAATTATGTCTCACCTCTTCTTTTGTCATATAAAAATTCCCGTCAGCCTTGCAGGGTTGAAACGGGAATATCTTGCAAGGCTTTTTGTTTATTTGTTCAACTTTAAATAAATAATAGCAAGCTGAAAAAACTTGTAAAGAGGGTAGGGGTGTGGATAACTATCTGTATTTATTACGACGCAATTCAACTACACCGTAAATAATAAGCGCTAACCCGATGTACCAAACAACTGAAAAAGCTACAGAGACTGAGCTGTCGAACTCAGGTATAAATAATAGCGTTAATGTTTTAAAGTGCTTTTGTGGAAAACTGACGTTACCTGCGAAATTAAACGCTACCAGAATAAAGTAAACGTAATAGAGAATAAGGTTAAGGACTGATCCCACTATCAGACAAAAGATTTTCCATAACCTGGTTGCATTAATTCTCACAATAGTATTGTTCATAGACCCAATAATTAAATGATTGTGACAGATTTAGAAGTTCCACACTTTAACAGGTTGAGTTTTCCAAGGTATCTTAATGATTATTTAAATTTGCTTTTTATATCCTCTCCTATGGCTGCATTCTAGTGAGGATACGTGATGAATTGTGAGCCTAGTGTGATGGTTTTGGAAGTGTCACATTCCCAAGAATGACGACATCTGAGCGAGTGAAGACACCCCGCCTCCGGCTATGGTGTTTTGATCTTCTTCAGGTGGAGGAGCATCATATGGTGCAGTTTCACTGAAAACCAACCACAGCATCAGAACGAGAACGGGTATGCCAACGAAAATCAACAAAAGTTCCATAATCCCTCCTAGCAATGTTTGGGGAGTTATAGTAAATGTTTTCGCTCACCACAAGCGTGTGTGAGTTTTTTAGTTCTTAAGTTAAAAGGCTGCTTCGGTGACCTTTTTAATCGTAAGGAGTAAAATAGAGAATTTCGTTCACTTGTAGATTACTGTTATTAGCTGTCGGCGGTTTGAGTAATGTGACCATAACTTTGTAGTCAGCGGCTGTTAAGTACGTTCCGTGCGGCGGTTTAATTACATCACGCCACCTGTGCTGTACAATGGCACCATCTGGAAATTCGTATACGATTTCGTATGTCCCAAACACAGCGTCATTAACTTCTCCTCGGCTAATTTCTTTTGCCTTACCTGAAAAAACTGCATCAATGTATTCTTGTTTAGTCATAAGACCTCCTGAGCGATTATATGTCTGTGGATAAACAAGTTGCAAGAAATATTAGAATTGTTAAACTAAATACATAATAAGTAACCGGGAAATATTCAAGCCTGCAATCCTTCCCGGTGTTGTGGGCTTTGATATTCGAAAGGAAACCAATGATTGCAGTTGAAGCAATTATAGAAGGTGTTTCGACCTTAGCTGAAGGGGGACTAAAGCTGAATGTCCACACCCAAGAGCTAAATGAAGACGGTGTAGCCAAGCTGATGAAGCTGAGCAAAAAATACGTCTGGGCGGTCTTCAAAGAACAACCCATTTTGGAGGAAGAAGTTCCCACCGAGTCAGCCACGTTCTCAGACGAACTCACCCTCGATGAGCGGTTTAATAAAGTCCTCTTTGCCTATCATATGGCCAAGACCAATGATGCAAAAACATTCCATTCCTTTAAAAGAGATGTGTACGAGACGCTTATTACTCGTTATAAGGACAAGCTCAGTGAAATTAAATCTATAAACCAATGAAACTCATTTCATTAAGAGGCAAGTATGGCATTGGTAAATTTGCTTTAGTTGATGACGATGACTACGAAAAGGTAAATAAATATAAGTGGCACGTATTGTATGGGTATGCACGCAGAGAACAGCGAGAAAATAGGAAAAGATTTTGCTTGTTTATGCATACATTTGTAATGCAAACCCCAAAAGGATTTATTGTTGACCATATAAATGGTAACTCCCTGGATAACAGGAAGTGCAATTTACGACTCACCAACAGACAAGGAAATGCCCGAAATGCTCGTAAACGAAAAGACGGACTGAGTTCAAGATTCATCGGAGTCTATTTCGATTCTGAGCGTGGAAAAAATCCTTGGGTTGCTAAAATCAACATTGAAGGTAAAAGAACTTACATCGGAAGTTTTGCAGAAGAAAAAGTCGCTGCATTAGCACGAGACGCTTGGGCCAAAAAATATTATGGCGAATATGCAAAGCTAAATAATATCGAGGTCACTGACCGTCTCATTGCTCAGTTACCGGAGGTCATTAAATATCTAAATCTATGAGCAACATAATTTGTATGTTCATAGGGCATAAAGAATGGAAGTGGCGTTATTCTCGTGTTCTACAGAGTTGGATTAAGCAATCATCGCCTTTTTGGGACAAGCGATGTCTTAGGTGTAATGAACCACTTAATAAACTAATTTCAAAACAATGATTCAAAATGCAAATATCGAAATAACAAACATTGAAGCTAAAATGGCTTCTACGGGGAATATGCGGTACACCCTCACTGATACAGAGAAGAAGAAATACACCTTCTTCCAGAACAAGAAAACAGGTGAGCCGTCAGATGTCTATCTCTCCTTTACAGGGATGAGTCCTAAAGTCGGGGATGTCGTAGGAATTGGCTTTATCGAAGAACCAGACTCCTTTACTAATCCAAAGGGTGAACTTGTCAATTACACCAAGCGCTCAATCGTTGGTTTGATGGAGCCTCGTGGATTCCAAAAGCCCGTACAAAAGCCTCTCCCTTTACAAGCATCTCAGTTTAAAGAGAGGAACTGGGAGCGAGAAGCCTTCGAGAAGTGCTGTTCGATCTGGGCTGCTGCCCTCATTCAGCATATGGGACCTGATGGATTTCCAACTGCAAAAGTTGCTGCTTGGGAAGGCAATTTTTATAACCTTTTTAAGGAAATAAAAGATGCAGGTGAGAAGTATTTTGACAATCCTTTACGAGAAGCTGTAGCTAAGGCTGCTCCAAATATCGTCCAGCCAGAGATTCCCTTACCGGAAGAACTGCCAGTGCTTCAAGAGAATGAAGACTACCCAATAGACCCAGATCAAATTCCCTTCTAGTGCTATACTTACAGAACCATTAAATAAAAACCATGTCTGAAGAAAATGAAGTGGCTGAAGAAGTCACAGTAGAGACTCCTGAAGTCCCTGAAGAAGTAGCAGCTTAGGCTGCTCTTTTTTTTCAGACTGGCAATCTGCGTACGTCTGCTTCATGATGAAGGCTGGTTTGGAATTTCCCATCTCCCAATAGTTAAGACCAAACCAGCCCTCCGGGGTAAATCACAACGGCTCTGCTAAATGTAGGGCCGTTTTAATCATCTTCATATTCATCATCGTCATCACTGTCATCATCGTCATCGTCCCAACAGTTGTCCTCACCCACACTGTTGTATTCATCAACTTCTTCGCCGATACACCCATTAAAAAAACCAAAAAGATTACCTAAAGAGGCATCATGTTTATAAGTCCGATGTTCCTCTTTGTCTCGCCAGGTATATTCTCCTGTACTGTCGTTTCTAATTGAATCATATTTTGTATTGCAATATGTTCTGGTGTGACCACCAGATTTGTGTTTGTCACCAAAATCGGCCATAGCTATCTCTCCTGCGGCTTTCGACCGCGTTTGACCTCTGGCTCAAAACCGAGCCGTTGGAGTTTTTGGTTAATAATGTCCAGGTCTTGAAGATGCTTTTCGATTAAGGTTTTACGTTGCTCTAAGAGTACTTCAATCGCTGGTTCGATTTGCGCCAAAACAGTGTCTGGGTCAACACTTGTTGCTTCAGACATTTCCACTCCTTTCACCAATGGCTTACTAAAAGATGAGAGCATGGAAAAAAATAATAAAAAAACTTCTTGCAAAATATGAGAAGCACGCGCATACTCTCCCGGTACTTCTACATTAGATTGCTGCTATTTATATTTAACTTGTTGCAGGTAAAGGATTTAAGCTGTAATAAGTCTTAATATTGAATTTCTTTATACGGAATAAAAAACGCTGTGCTCCTTTCCGGGATGTGCAGTTGTATGCGCGATTGGTGTCAGTTGATACTTTGGACGGTGAAAACTGACTATTAGTCGCGCAATACTATTTTTGGGATAGCTCAGATAATGCAAGAGCCATCCACAAGTGTGGGCTAAGTTTGCGAGTTTGTAAACGTTTTTTTTCTGAAAGCTATATTAATTTATTCTAATCGCTCTGGGAAGCGATTTTCGTGTTTTTAGAGACTAAAAAAGACCGTCGAAACGGTCAAGAAAGCCTGTTAAGGCTAGAGAAACCACCAGCCAAACCACAAGCGGCTGGGGAGATATGGCTTTCGCCTGATCAACCTCCTTTCTATTTTACGCGTAGAACTCTTCGGACAATGAGAACTGCTGCGAAACTTCCGACGACGACTACGCACCAATCGAAAAAACTAAACATTGTGCCTCCAGTGAGTCCCAAATTTCTTCGAGAACTCGTGTAACAGCCTCTGGTCCCATACGCTTGTAGACCAGTTCTTCAAGACACCGAGGGTCAAACAAATATCCTTTGTAAGACAGTAAGTCCTCGATAACTCGAGCTTGGCGACAAACACTACATTCAGGCATAAAACCTCACTTTGAGATTTATCCGTTTTAGAAAGCACATCAGATGATATTTCTTCGGATGTTGGGGCGTACCCATATCCATCACAAATGAATTCGTAATGTGCTGTTTACACCCTTCGCAAACACCTAATGATTCATCACGTGCTTTTTCCATAAATCAGGCAAGCTTGACTTGGTATTGTGGCGGGAAGAGACATGATCACCAGAGAAAAAATCTCTGCGGGAATGCCCAGTTCATATCTCTCCCCTAAAAGTAAGAAGCGAGGAATGCCCCAACCTTACCGGTAGCTTGTAATTGGTTGACGGGTGAAAGCCCCTTAAGAGCAGATGTGAAAGCGTTTGAGAGAGACCAAAAAGTACGGTCTTGAAAGTCTTCGTACTGAGGATGGAAGTAATGTTTGTGAGTCTCGTGAATCAGCTTTGACGGGGCTTTGAGTCTCCGTTCAATAAAGGCGTTGTAAATAATTTCTTTCGCCTCTTTATCACTGATTCCTTTGTTCTTCCAGCGGTCAATTTCGTCGGTTAAGGCAGGCCATTGTCTCTGAACTCGGTCTATAGCAATTGAGACTTGATCCAGTAGTTGAACGTTGTGTGTGTGTTTCGTGAGAAGCGGGGTAAAGTCTCCCTTAAACGAAAGATTGTCACATACGAAAACCCGGTAACCCACGGTGATTGCTAGTCTTAGCGATTTATCATTACTATTCCTGAGACCAAGAACAAACCGAAGTCCAGTGAGAGCTACGTCAATCTCCATCACGCCAAACATCTTGTTGCCATCAGGGGTTGCAGCGTACTGCTCTCTGACAACATTTAAGTGTCGGTAGCCAAGCGTTTCAATGACCGCCTGGACAATTTCGTGATGTGGAATTGGTTTCCAACTTCTTGTGCTTTCAGGACACGGCAGTTTAGTGAGTTCTTCACGGGTGATGAAATCAGCACCGCAGTGAGCAACTAAAGTAGCTGTTACCGGTGGTGGCGCAACAATCTGTGGCGCAAACGGAATAACCTCGTTCGCCGCACCATTGACGAGTATCGCATTCATAAAGTCTCCTTGAAGTTTTGGTTCAGCAGTAGAGCCTGTTTCGTGTGAAACAGGCTTCACAGCTCAATAGCAAGACAAACTTGCTTTGTCGTAAGGCACACGTTTAACAACCTCTGCGGTGCTGGAAGGGATTATTGAGTTTCATACCGCAGGTTTCACACCGGGGAGCTTTAGGAAAGGATTCTTTTTTCTTAGGCTTACATCTGTGGCAGGGTCTGGTAGGAGTGATTTGGACTTTATGCTTCTTACAAATCATATATCACTCATTTCAGTTCTTGGGTAGTGTAGAGTCTAAGGACTGCGTTCCCAATCGCATTGACTACTGCGATGTAAGGCATCTTGTCTTCTGGTAAGAGGCTTAAAAACTCTGGTAAAGCTAAGACTGCTATTACTAAGGTAATTAAGTTAAACCACAGCGTTTTTGACTCGTAGAATTTTTTCATGGATTTTGGTTAATAAATAAGTCGTAAAAAATAGGGGTAAAAGAAAGTTCAGTTTCAATTATGTAGTCACTGGCATACTCTTCCCCAATAGCAATCAGAATACCGTGATAATAAACATCAATCGGCATTAAATAGGAAAGTTCGGTTTATCTAAAGGCAAGGTGTAGGGTGTAGATTCAAACTGGAATACATCTAAGACATTCAACTCTCCGGTCAGGAATTTCTTTTGTGTCTCTGGATCGGGGAAGCGTAAAAGAACGTTCTTTTCTGGGTGTTTTCGATAACCAACTTCTTTTACCAGACGGACTTTCATCAGTGGCATTGGGTCAATCTTCGCTGAGTATCCGTTATCACGGTTTAATTGATTGCCTTTTTCATCAAATTCACTGATTTCAAAATGCAGGTGTGGACCAGTGGAGAAACCTGTGGAACCAACATAACCAATCACATCCCCTTCTTTGACGTAAAACCCTCGGTAGTTAAATTGCCAGGGAATATCTCTCTGATCAGCAAAATCGTTAAGGTGTCCGTACGTCACCATATAAAAGCCATTATTTGACTTTTCCTCAAGTAATAAGGAGATTCTGTTTCCAAAACCTGTGCCTTTGCCGGTTTGTTCGATAATAAATCCATTTCCACATGCCTTTACAGGAGTGTTGGTAGGGGCTGCTATATCAAGTCCTGTATGGCCTTTGTAACCGAATATTTTAAGGTAAACATCATCCCCCTTCTTTACAGGGATTCCGTTGATGACTTGGTCTCGATCAGAGAACCATTTGTTTCCAAACTTCTGTGAAACAAAGATATTTAAGGCAATACTGATTTGATCTATTGGCCAAAGAAATTTCTTCATTTGAGTACAGCTTTAAGGATGAAAACTAAAATACCTGCACCAACAAATTGTATTAAGCCGATAATAGCACTTGCTCCATAGATAAACTTTTTGATTTTATCCATATCTTCTGCATAGTCTTTCTTAAAAGTTATGAAGTCAGAAGCAGAAAGTTTGGTGACTTCTAAGCGTTCCACACGTGAAACTAACCCATCTTTGATTTCTTTGAGTTCTAGTTTTACATCTATAAAGCCAGTCTTTACGGTTTCTTTCAAATTAGAGACTGATTCTTGTAATGTGGCTATTTTCTCATTGTCGGTCATGATTCGTAAGCTAATATACATAATTCAGCGAGTTCTTCGCTGGACTTAATTCGTTCATTTCCTATCACACCACACGGACATTTCCAAAAATAATACTCACCGTATTCATCTATTTGGATGGCTTCGATGGTGTGTGTATGCATAAGGTAATTATAACTTACTTTTTACTTAGTTTATGGAAGAGCTTAATGGCGTTCTCATAGGCAATCTTATTTGCTCTGGTAGGTCTTCTGGTTAATTGCTGTCCTAGTCTAGTGATAGTTTCACGGATTGCCGTTTGTTGCGGGGTAAGCTTAACACCTGCTACCAATCCTAATCCGATAGCTGCTTTTTCTGGGTTGAATTTAATCTTTCCGTCGTCATCTTTTTCAAAACCTGCACCTGCACCCGCAAAGGAATACAAATTTCCTTTTGGTATACTATTGGCATCAGTAATCGTATTTTTTATGCCATTTATCATTGGTGTCATCGTTGTACTCTGGGTTGTCTTCAGACTTCCAAGACTTTTCGATTGAGGTAGATGAATAACAGAATTCTTTCCTTTTTCCACAGCACTTTTCATTGCTGCGGATTGTTGTAGTTTCTTTCCTGCACCACCGAATTTAGAGGCCATTGATGCACCTTTAATCATCCCGCCTGCTTCTGCGCCAGCTATGGCTCCTAAGGGTCCAAAGTGACTCCCCGCAATCGCACCCACGGTTTGAGCAAAATACTTACCTAATTTCCCGCCAGCGACTTTCTTTCCGTCTAAAGCTTCTAAATATGCTTGTAAGGTGTAATACTGCGATAGTTCTTGATTCAATTGCTTTACGTCAACAGATTTGGTGTGTTCTTCGACCAGTTCTTTTAAGGCTTTCGCAATCGCTTTATCAGATCGTTTGGATTCAGGATTGAGATAGTTGATGTTGGCGTATTTATCCACTTTGGCATCATGAATTAAAGAGACTGGGATATAACCATCTTTATCCACTCCTAATCTGTAGCCTTCAATATCGTCTGCCACATTTTTTAAAGCTCTGAGTTTTGCCCCACCTTGTAGCCCGCTGTCATTGATAGTGGTTTTTAATTTACTCTCAACCATTCCTAAAGGAATTTTCCGGCCTTCTTTTCTCAGGGTTTGGCTAATCACATCTTCTTGAGGTTTCATGAAATCATTGAGTTGAACAATTGCATTCTGGGTTCTAATTGTTCCTTCTTTATCTACAGAATTTTGTAATAAATCAGTTTCTGCGAGCATCTTCTTTACATCAATGCCCTTCTCAGCAGCTTTAGCAGATTGCTTCCTTAAAGCGACATAAGAGTTATCTAGTTTGGTAAGCTCTATGGCTCGCTTGGTAACGGTCGGAGAGAAGAGTGATTTTGTCCCTCGTACGGCTCCACTAGCTAAGCTCCCCGCGCCGCCGATAGCGCCACCAAAAGCACCACCTAATGCAGTCCCAATAGCAGTATTCTTAGCTGTCTGACCAAGAGATTCATCCCTTTGTAGTGAGCTTCCCAGACTTGTTAAACCTCCGGTTGCAGCACCTGCGCCTAAACCTTTTAAGGCTGCTTTACCGGACTGTTTTAAGATTCCTTTTCCAACAGATGCAGCCCCACTTCCCCCAATGAAGTTCGAGCCTAATTCAGCACCTAAACCAACAGCATCTTTTAAATCTTTTGCCCCGCTCTTAAACTGTTCACCCAAAGGTCTCTGAATATTCCCTGCATTCTGACCCAAAGATTTTGCTTTACCAAAATATCCAAAATCCCCACCTTCCTGGGCTTGCTGGATTGCATTTAATCCTTCGTCAATATTTCTTTGGTAGGCTTCCTTATTTCCCGTAAGTTTCGAGATTCCCGCTTCTGCTACATTCTTTGCTCCTGCGCCTAAACCATATAAAGTCACACCTGTGCGCAAGAAAGGACTGGCAATGCCTTGAGCAACGCCTTGTATAAATCCTGGCTCTTGTGGGATTTCTTGTGGAACTTCCTGTTGTTTGTATTTATTGGAAATCTGGTCAAGCACTTGTGAGGGTGTCGCGCCGCGTTCCTGAATCGCTATACGGATGTTTTCTTTTAGGTCTGGTTGTTTTTCAAGCAGGGTTTTTAATATCAATGTATCGTCACTGGTTCTTTGTCTGGCTGTCGAAATATCCCCCGCTATACGAAACATATTCACTGGCGCTTTAATTTTGGACTGTTGGGGTAATGCTTGGACTGAGAGCTTTGGTTGCGCAGGTAAAGGTTTCACCGCTAAAGGTTGAGGCTTCGGTAGTGGTTGCACTTTCAAAGGTTGTGCAGCGGGGAGAGGCTGCACTTTCAGTGGTTGGGATGGTTGTAAAGGCTTAACTTGAAGTGTCATAGAATTGACGGTTAATATGTACTTGTTATTATTCTTGTATATAGCTTGTACAAGAAGCTGTAACAAATAACCTGTGAATCATTGCTTGTACCAATGGTTCGCGGATTTTTTGTTATATGGGCAAATTCAAGCATGGCTTTGCTAAGCACCCTCTTTATCAAGTTTGGGCTAATATGATGTATCGTTGTTATGATCCAAGACATAAAAACTACAAAGATTACGGCGGTAGAGGTATAGATGTATATAAGATATTTCATAAAATGGAAGTATTTTGTACTTGGGCACAAGCTCACGGTTGGGAGAGAGGGTTAACACTCGAAAGAATTAATAATGATAGAGGATATTATCCTGATAACATACGCTTTGTAACAATGGGAGAACAGGCCAGGAATAGAAGAAGTAATAAATGGTTTACTTATCAGGCGAAGACAATGATTTTGAAGGATTGGGCCAAGTATTTGCAAATTAATTATCGCACTTTATATGACAGAATATATCTACATCACTGGTCTTTCGAGAAAGCTATTACGACAACAATTAAATCCTAAAATAAATCGTTAAGGTCTACAGAAGGAGATTCAAAGCTGCCTGAGTAATTGGTAATCTGTCTTGGTTTTCCGGTCATCGTGTCATTAATCTGACGTTGGTATTCACTGGCAACATTATCGTATTGAGCCTTGTGAGACTTATAAGTGTTATCCAGAGTGCTTTTAATAAAAGCACGAGCTTCACTGGTTAAAATCCCGCTATTGTCAAAGACGCGTTTTGTATTTAAGCCATACCGCTGGAGAAGCGCTGTTGAATACTGCTGTACGGTTTTATATTCACCTTCACGTACGGCTGAATTCGGGTCCATGACTTTTGCAAACGAATAAATACGCGCTTGATCATCTGTTGGAGAATTACCAAGTGTTTTAAGAGCATTCACTTGCTGACTAACAGTATTGTACGCTCGGACAATAGGCTCATTATCAAACTGCCCAGCGATCTGATTAACTGTAGTGTTAATTTGACCAGGTGTAAGGTTTAGCCCACTGTTTCCACTGCTTTCACCACCCATTTCACTGGCAAAGGGTTTTCTGAATTGACCTTCACCAAACCCACTGGCAACCTGAGCTTCACCGGTTTTTGGATTAAAGATTAAAGGCGTCCCGTCGTCAGTGATTTGGAGCTTAAAATCTGCGGGAATATCAACGTTTACTTTTTGTTGTTTTAATTCACCCGTCTCCGGGTCTACGCCGTAAAAGAATCCGACTCCATCACCCATCTTTTCAAACTTGTAATCTATCTGAGAAGCTTTGGGTTTTTGAGCGTTATAAATTAACTCTCCCCACGCTGGGTCGTAACCTGCTTGTTCAAATAATTTATTCCTCTGTTCTGGGGGAAGATTTTCAAGTTTCACACCCTTTTGAGCCATTAAAGCCATTTCCTGTTTGGCTTCATTCCGAGAGGATTCAATAAAGGATTGATAGGCTTCTTGATTGCCTAACGCTTCTTCTTTTCTCGCCTTAATTTCAGCATCTGCTCGCTGCATAATCTTGTCATTCATCTGGGTGAGCATCAAAGTTTTTTCGTTCTCTAATCCTTTTAAGGCTTGAGTGCCGTATTCTTTAGTCTTCATTTCCTTTGCTTGACCAAAATCACTACCAATTAAACCAGACCGCGCGTTCATGGCACGAGTCTGACCTTGGTTGTCCTGATTCACTGAATTCTGTTGTGAAACCAAATTAGAATATTGGGCATTGATCGCATCAATACTTGCCTGCATATCCTTACGAATATTTTCTTTAATCATCTGGTTATCCGCTTCAGTAGGTTGGGTGCGATTTAAAGACTCGTAATAACTTCTAATAGGATCAATATAACTCGAAAGTTGAGGAGTAGCAGTTGTGGAAGCAGAAGCCGTTGGAGTCGTCTGTGCAGTTACCCACGGTGAATTAGGCTGCCCTGCTGGTATCCCTGCTCTGGTTGCATCAAGACCTGGTTCCATTGTTGGAACCGCAGGAGTAGTAGGTACAATAGGAGCGGGTGCTGGTTTCACCGCAGTTCTTTTTACAGGTGCGGTGTAACGCTGGACTGGAGCAGGAACAGGAGGACCGTAAGTAGGTAAAGCACCGCCTTGTAATACTTGAGCGCTACCCTGAAGCGGATTAGAGCTACCTTGTAGATTGTAGGGGTTTCCGAATAAGTTCATATATTTAGAGGTAATAATTATTAGCCACTAAACACACAGTTGTAGAAGCATTACCACCAGCCGAACCACCAGCGGCGCTTCCTGCAACACCGTCACTTCCGCCACCACCGCCACCCGCTCCTAAGCCAGCAGCAGCAGAACCTGCGGCATTATTCGTTCCGCCTGCTCCACCTGCTGCAACATATGATCCAGCACCTCCACCACCACCAGCCCCCGCGTTGGCACCTGATCCTGTAGCAGCACCTGACGCACCGCCTGCGCCTCCTGTAGCAGTGTATGTCCCGCTATTCGCTGTCAAGGACCTATATAAGACTAAAGACATACCACACGATCCACCGCCACCTCCTCCACCAGCATCATCACCACTTGCACCGTTTGATCCAGCATTGCCAGAAACATCTATTGTGCCAGTAAAATTAAGGGCACCGCCACATTCAATCAGTAAAGCACCACCACCTCTACCGCCTGCGCCTCCTGCTCCGTCACGTGTCATCCCTGTTCCCCCACCTGCGCCACAAACAAGGTCTAGGTTTCGTTTAAATAAAGCTGCTGCGCTTTCAATCGCGTAGCGATCAGTAAAGTCATAAGCTGCTCCGGCTGCACCACCGATTCCACTGGTAGCAGTAACGCCTTTTGGAGCCGCAGTCCCCAGTAAATAGTTAGGATTAGTAGCAGATGTTGCGCCGATCCCTTTCAAATCAATTGAAGTGACAGAAGACGTAATTGTCACATCGCCTTGTGACCTCAGTATTAAAATAGTTCCACCTGCATGAGGATTGTTCACGGAAAGTTTTGCTGTGCCAGTAATTGATATGGAGGTGTAGTTTTTGACAAGGATTTTTGCGCCTGCCGCATCCAAGGTTGTTGTCCCCGATGAAATGCTTAATGCACCATCAGTGCCATCACCCCCATACATAATAAAGCTTTTTCTAATCACTGATCCTGTTCCCGTTGTATCAGCATTATCTACAAATTTATTCGATACTGAAATCGTAGAACCAGACGTTCCGGCTAAAGCATCGTTTTCTGCTTGAGTGGGGACTCTAGGGTCGTTGTCACCTACCGCGATAGGGATAGTCGGAGAGGCGGGGGCTGTAGACAGTCTGCTAATTCCTTTGACGCTCGTGCTTGCATCAGGTGAACCAGCGATAGCTAACTCATCAGCATACTTTTTAGGAATCAGCTCTTTGTCATCCGTAAAGGTAAAATTAGTGTCATATTTTAATTTACTTGGAAGTGTGTCTTCACCATTTAACAGATTACGCAACACTCCTAATAAGGGGTAGTCAGAAATCTTAACGATTGCTCCCCGTCTGTGAGGGTTTTTATTCCCACTCACTTCTGTGTTAGGGGATTCAGCATCTAAGCCACGGTAGACAACTGAAACTAATGTACTAGAAACTGTAGCTAATACATATTCTCGGTCGGCGGTGTCTGGGTCAATCACCAAGCCATATAAACCAGTGAGGGTAGAACCGTCACGGTCAGTTGAGGACACCAAGCTAATGGTGGTTCCCGAAGCGCTGAGCGAGGAGGCTAAAGAAGTCTCGAAGAACGCTGATAATTTTGGTATATTCATAAAAAAATATTAAATAGTTCGATAACGAAAAGGTAACTTAGCAGGATAATTAATAATGTCGTGGAAGGTATAAGAAGAGACTGAAACATACCCAATCCCGGTACAGACGAATTTTAGTTTGACCTCGCGGTATCTTCCAATGCCAAGTCTAATTTCCTTAATGTAATTATATACGGTAGTTGACGTCTGTGATCCGAGTGTTCCTGAGCCAATGACATCTGAACCTATGAGTCCGCGAGAAGCAGAATCTACATTAGAATCTGTACCGTTCTGTGTTCCAATCAAAGCATAATCACCCCTATCGATTGAAACGTAGATTTCTAAAGTTTGGTCACGGGACATCTCGCCCTGAACCCACAACTTCCGGCTTTTCTTGAGGTCTTCACTCTCTTGCTTAGAGAGATTAGATTCCCATAAATTCCCAATAGTTGAATTGTTGTCATCAAAACCAGAAAAGAGTTCAAAGACATTTTCTGTAATTGAGTCTCCGGCAACTAACGCACCGTTGTAAATAGCAAAACACGAAACATTATAATCGTGTTTGTCCCACGCTTTTAAACTCTTGTTATAAGCAAAGACTGTGTTGTTTTCATCTGAGGATTCGTGCCGACAAGAAAATAAAAGATACTCACCCCATTCAATGGTAGCTGCTTTATCAAACCGATAGTCTTTTAAATTTAACCTCTCTGAAATTGGTAATGGCAAGACTTGGGTAGCCATTGTATTTAATTGAAGCAAGCGAAACTTAGGTTCAGTTTGATCGTAATCATCTACATAATAAATTCCATCTCCGGTAGCAACAGAAGCTCTGAGGTTAGGAATTCCCACCTTCTCACGATAAATTAAATTGGTAGCATCTGTGTCATCAGCGGTTAAAGTTAGCGCCCAGGTTTTTAACCTGTGTAAGCAGTATTCTGTGTCTCCGTAAGACTCAATGCTTTTCACATCCCCGCCGCCGTCATCTTGTCTAAAAACAAAACCTTGTCCTGCTGTTCTCGGAGCGGATTGGCCAAAAGCCATAATTCCATTACTCATGGAGTTTTCGTGTTCATAATCTGCGGTCACATTTCCACTGGTTACTAAACCATTAAAGGTTACAGAATAAGCCCCAGACATATAATTAATAGTCCCTGTGCCGCCTAATGACCCTGTGAGTACACCGTTATAATCATCAGTAAAAGTCTCAACACCTGCGCCTGTTGTTCCCGTAATAGTGACAGCAAAGCAGGTAGCATTGTTATCCCCTGCTTTAAAAGCAAGTGTCCCTGTATAAGTGGTAGACCCAGAGGCTCCTAAAACCTCCGCCGCCACTGATATGTACGCAGCAGTATCAATAAAAGACCCGTAAATACCAGTCTTATCTGTTTGGGTACCCCATAAAAATGTTCTGTTTTGTTTGATTTTGAAATACCCAATAACCCCAGGAGCTAAGTTTCGATAACTACCAGGGTTGGCAGTCATTATTTTATAAATCGAAGAATTAGGAGACCCTACAAACATTTGATTTCCTGCTAAAGAAGCGTAATTACCAAATGTCACATCTTCATCTGATGCAGCCGCAGCAAATATATCTGTCCCAACTTCTGTCCAATCGCTGGTAGAGGTGTTGTAATATTCCAGTTTCCGACCCCGTTTCCGGTACAGAATTTGTGTATTATCAGCTTTAAATGTCGTGTGTAGTCCCGTTACTTTCCCTGTCCCTGCTTGTTCAGTGCCGTAGATTAAATAACCTTTTCGCAGTTCAATTTTGTCTTCTTTGTGAACCCAGTTATTCGATACAGAAGATGCTCCATCTTTAATGGAGTAGTCTTCAATGCTAGTAATCAGCCCTTTATCAAAATTGTCTATAGTTCTAGTTCTCATTGACGCGGTTTTCGCTTTCAATCACATCACTGGTCGAAGGGGTAGCGTGACCAATAGCGTTGAGTTTTAATTTCATATCCCAATCAATCATCTGGTTTTTAATTTGGGTGTACATCGTCCAGAATTTATCATCCAGCATCCTGCTTCTTTCTCCACCGTCAATGGGGTAATACATCACGGCCATATGTAACGGAATCAGAGAATGAAAGCGGGTAGGCCACACCGGAGATGTGGTGGTTTCAAGATCATTTGTTGCTCTCTGGTAATAAAAATAGATGGTATTCGCTGAGCCTTGCGTACCACCGATGTAATAATTGCTGTTTGCTAAGTCAATCCAATATTTCGAGGCATCAGATTGAAAGATTTGTTGATGCTCAAATGGAACAGGATAAATTTGTCTCGTACCCACGTAAATCGGTAAGGGCGTAAAGAAGTCTGAAGGTAAAGTCCGGGAAGTCGTGTAGGTTTGCCCACTCGTTACAGAACCAGAAGAATTAACCTTCTTGGTGATTTCTAGTTGTAGTTCAGATTCAATTGCATTCTTAGCATCATTCGCTAACTGTAAAGTAAAGTCTAGGTCTAACTCGTCGGAGACGTAGTTGTTAAACTTGTCAATTATATTTTGTCCGGTCATACATCCTCTCCTTTGCTCATCACAATCATTGGGATGCGCTTAATTTCCTTACGGATACTTAGAATTTCACTTTTAATATCTTCAATATCTTTGGCAAAAAAGTCTTTAATTCTTTCCAGTAAAGGCTGGATTTCCTCTAACTGAGCAATCACAATTTCTGTCTGGGTATTTAATTGATTGAGGTCTACCGCTTTAAGAGCGTTCATTACAGGAGATAAATCAAGGTTGGCTTCAGGTATTTTAATAGCTTGGATAGCTTGTAGGGCAGGGGTTAAATCAGTTGTGGGAATAGTTGGAAAGTCGGGAAATTTTAATTGCCTAATACTTCGCTGTACCTCACTTACAGCTTGGGTGAGCGGAGATAAATCAGTCTCTTTTGCTTCTGCTTTCGGTAGGGTCCCTAACTCTTCTTGGATAATCTTCCGCACGCGTTTGTAGTCTACGTCTACAGCGACGGCTAAGGATTCATCCCCATATCTTTTACTGTAAGGGTCGAAAGCGACAATCTGAGCAATTGTTACAAATTCTGCCGTATTGGCTGACTTATATCTCACAGATAAGAAGCCGGGAGTGTTTAATTCAGAAGGGCTTAAAATCAAATAATACGTGCCGGGTTGGTTGGTCGTATCCACCGCAACCAATGTGTTAACTGAATTACTGGGGGCATTGCCATTAATCGAAATTTTGGCTCGTCCTCCTGCTTCGCCTGTTTCAGGGGTAATCCCATCGGTTGCATCCACTAGATGGAAGTACACACGGGCTTTTAGTTGGTCATTTTCTCCGAGTTGAAAGAATTGCATAGAAATTAATTAATACCCATTCCCCGACGCATCCGTTTGTTCGCACTGATTCCTCCGGTGTAATACACAGAGGTGGTTCCTGGAACGGTAACAAGTGGTTGAGGAATTGAGAAAGTTGCACTTAAAGGGTTAGCTGAGAAAGAAGCAGCGCCGGTTACTGTAAAGGTAGGAAGAGTAAAAGTAGCGGTTTGAACAGTGGAAGATACGGTGGCTCCAGTGATAACAGTGAAAGCTGGTAAGGAAAACGTTGCTGAGAGTGTATCTACGCTTATGGTGATGTCTCCGGTTGTTGATACGCTTACGACAGGCAGAGAAAACGTCGCTGATAAAACTGTAGGTGTGAGGTAGTTAGCTGTGACCAGTGCATAGGCTGGTAAAGTGAACGATGCGCTCAGTACGTCAGGACTGACAGTTATATTCTGGACTGTGGAGACGGTAAAGGCTGGAAGAGAGAATGCAGCGACTATGACATCTGCTGCGTGCGTGACATCGGTGGCTCCAGTAGCTTCTGCAAATATCAATTTCCGTCCAGCTACCATTGCATACGGCTCGATATAAAGCTGCTGGGCTTCGGCGCTGCTTAATGCACGGTTCCAGATAAACGCTTGCAGCAAGCTTGAGTTGAATGCTCCACTGCCATCGTCTCCTCTTGCGCCTAAAGCAAACCCATCTGTAGTTGCTGCAATATTTCCTGAAGCTGAGGTAGACCCTACGACTACACCGTTGACATAAATGATAATCGTCGCTCCGTCGTAGGTAGCCATTAACAGGTTTAACTGATTGTGCATAAAGTCCAACCCACCGAACCCACCAGGAACAACAAAATACTCATTGCTTCCCCCTAAGTTTAATTGGACTCCCACCGCTTGCGCGCCGTTTTCGACTAACAATTCATACGAAAACGCTGAGGTAACATGTCCCAGAATCCTACCGTCTGGGGCTGGTGACCCTGGGTCATAAAACCAGGCACCCATCGTAATTTGGTCACCTATAATATAAAGCGATGAAGTTGTCGTAACAGCCACTCCTGCGTAATCCCCTGAGCCAGAGAAATCTAGTGCCAGACCTCCGGCGTTTTCTCGTTTCCATGTCGGTTTGGTTGTACTAAAAGCTAGGTGGTTATTGTTCCCACTTAAATCTCTAGCGACCTCGCCCCCTCCTTCGTTTAAGAGCCAATAACCTGCTAATCCTCTCGTGAGGTTATTCCGAGCAAGCTGCGCCCCTGGGGGTTTAATTGTGAGCTTGCGTGAAAACATAGATTAGACAGTTTGAGCAAAGACTCCTTGATAAAAAGCAGCATGTGAACCTCCGGTAGCATCTAAAGCTGCGCCCGATTTGTTTTCAATGATAATGCCCCACCGCTGGGGAAGGATGCCACCAAATGCCTGGGCTATGGAAAACGGTGAACTCTTGTAGGTCGTAGCATTCGCTACCACATTCACAATCCCTACTTGTACTGCGTTCGTAGGGGTGGTGAGGGTGATTGCGGCGTCACTTCCGGTAGCATTTTCTGTGTAGGTTGTTCCACCATCCGAAGAAGAATAAGCATAGACATTCACTACACCGGTAGAAGATGTTCCTGAGGCGTTTGATTTAACCTTTAACTGAACCAAAGCATCTAAGCACACGAGGGTGGAGTTATCTACAACAGTAGATTCTCTCGCGCTGCCATTCCCTAGCGAGGCAATGGTTAAGGTGATGGTTTGGTTACTGGTACCGTATTTTGTTTTAATATCTGCTGCCATATTAACTCCATGTAGTACCGTCCCACGAGGTACCATAATACTGATTAGGGTTGGGAAGTGCGCTTATAGCGGATTCTCTAATAGCGTATTTGTTTTGTAAAAATGACTTGATCTGAGCAACCGTAGCACCTGTAAACTGAGATTCATTGACCTCTTCGATGACGGAACCGTCTTGCAACGCGGATAATTCCCCTGCACTAGCGTCACGGTAAAAGCTTTTTCCTGCTTTCGGGACTCTACGGGCTAAAGGAATAGGAAACCAAAACGCGTATTGAACAGAGGTATCCCCACCTGGACCTTTTTTGACGTCCAAGATAATAATTTTTTTCATCAATTTAAGTTTAATATGCCTTCACTATTCCACGTCACAGCAAAGGTTCCAGCGGAAGAAGTCTTGTCAGTTGAAAAATCCAAGTAAGCAATCAAAGGCGAGGTTGAAGGGGTTCCTGTAGATTTGTAAATCACCGCACCGCGCGCGGTAATAGTAGATGCTGCCCACGTAATATCGTCAGCGTCAAAGACACCTTCGTTATCGGTGTTATCAGCAGTCACAGATTTGTTAGCGAGTGTGGTGCCGCCTGCGGTGTAGCCGGTTCCTGAGACTTCGTTAGTTACGTCGTCAAAGAAATCGTGTGCATCTTGATCCGGTGTGTAAGAGGAAGTGACTAATGCCACTTTAATGGTATCGGTATCAAGGTCAATCGAACCATCCATGATTTTTCTTTTAAATGAGTTGTAAATAACGTCTGCCATTTGTGTATATGTTAATTATTTTTAATATAAGCTGATCTATTCCCAGTGGAATTTAAGAGTGGTTGTTGAGATATATTGACTTTTTCTAACATTTTGTTTTAACATGGTTGTCAAGTTTAAAATGCTGTATAGCGAAAGGTTTAAATTAGGAACAAGAGATTTATCCGAAAGGAGTTTTTAGGATGTAAGTCTTACAAGCTATTTCAATAACCTAAGGAGGTTAAAAATGTTAGATATTTTTACAACCATTCAAGATGGCTCATTCACAAAGTGTATTTTATTAATTGAATACGCCGTTATTCATATTGTTTTTTTAATTATGTTCTTAAATAAATGCTTTAAAATGTTAAAACAAGATTTTAACTCTTGAGCATTTTTGACAACAGTTATGAATTGGGGGAATAGTCTAGTTAGATTGTTCTCCTAATCCTTAAACGTTTCCCCGATTCCGAGAGAGAATGAACCACCTGTAACCCCTGTTAATGTTGTTCCATTAGTTAAGATTGCTGAGACAGTTCCATTAAGAACCGTGTAAATCTTTGGAGAGTGACAATTTGTATAAACAGCATTTGTCTGCTGCCGCTCCTGTCAAATCCCCCCACCAGAAGAAGAACCCTCTTAATCTTGCCCATCGGTGTAACCAATTCTCACGCTTACAGCAACGTTTGTCCCACCGGTCGGAATTAATTTGATGGAATGAAAATTAATTCCACGATAGCGATAGACTGTGCCTTCTGCTAAAAGCATTCCTTTAGTAGCAGTTGGGGTGTTTCCATCATCATACATTCTCACATCCCCGTCTTCGATGTGTAAATCAACCGCATTCAAGTCACCAGGAAAAGTCATAGTGGTTGAACCTGCGGTGTTAATTAAGTCCTTGAGCAAAGTGGCAGTGCTGGTGACAGCAATCACACCATTGTTTGCATTCGGGAGTTTATAAATCGTCATAGATTATTGTTAATTACTCATCCAAGAGATGAACCGAAGTTCATCTATCAAGGAGCAATTACACAGTACTGTAAGTAATAAAGCACTGACCGTTTCCAGCCGTGGAAGAAACTACAGTAACCGTAGCGCCTGGGGCAATAGTGGTGTTTGCCAAAGTCGTAGCACCAATCACCACACCAGAAGTTGCACTTTTTGGAAAGTTAGCAACTGTCGTTCCACCACCACTTAAAGTGATAGCACCAGCAGTGGTGTCTTTAGCAATAGCATAAACACCAGTCACTGTCAGTCGGTGGGGAGCACCATTAGCACCAAAGACATTAACTGCGGTCGTGCCATTTGTGGTTACTGTATGGATTTGGTTTGCGACCAACGTACTGTCAACAGGATGTTCATATCTAACACCTGCCCGGGCGACGAATTTGCGGTTTTCAATTCTTACCATTGAATAATTCCTTTATATACGCAAAGCGAATTAATAATTAGGTGTAAAGTGTCGTGTCCACTTTTACATTCAAAAGCTTCTTTGCACCGTCAGCGAAAGTCTTCTTTCCAAACAGAGTGTAAGGAATAACTTTATACCCTAAGCGGTCTTCAGCCTTTTCGATTTGAATGCTTGGTTGTTTCTGAATTACGAAGTCTACAGCGCCTTTTACCCCAAACATGTTGTGAGAGATATTCAAGCCAGACTGCCAAGTATCAGCAGCAGCAGTTAAGGTTTCAGACACAACAGGAGCGCCAACACCACGATAGGTAAGAGTGAGGTAGGTGGTAGATTCAGCGGCAGTGATACCGTAGAGCTTCGCTTGGTTATCAGCAGATAATGCGTTGTAACCAGCGTTGGTTGCTTCGGCAACGGTCGTTCCTGGTGCGTTAAGAAAATTCTTTAGGTTGGTTAAAGAGTTAGCTGCATCAGAACAAATGTTGATATTACCAGCAGTTGATCCTTGAGTTGTTTTCCAAGTCAAGGTTACACCATTGATAGTAATGGTATCACCGTCAGTTGGGTTGGTAGCAAGGTTTAATTTACCAGTCCAGTACCCACCGTTGGAAACGTACAGGTCAAAACCGTAGTAAGAACCCATGTGACCGTTTTCATTGGTCTTGTCACCTAAAGCGGATTCTTTACCAGCAAGGTATTCAAGTAAAATTTGATAAAGATCAGGAGTAAGGTTTGCAAACATCGAACCTGCGGCAAAGGTGTTTAAGCGAGATAATTTCTTTTGAGCAATTGCAAATACTTTTTGGATATTTGAAGTTGTGATGGTTGCACCTTGTGCAGCAGTACCACCAAAGTCAGCCGCATCTATGACAGAGGTTGCGTTAACGACTTCTGCGGTGTACCAACCATTGATGATATTCGCCATTTGAAGAGAAGTATCTTCGGTGTAGCGTGCGCGCTCATCATAGTGAGATTGCAAAGCATCAAGGTCGTCAATGTAGAAAGGAATCACCGGCTGCTTGTCTACAGTCAAGGATTCAGCGGTGTTGGTGAGGTCTTGGAAGGTTACATCAGTTCCACGAGTATAATCTTGTGGCACTGTTGCGGAGCGGTAGACTCTCTTTACCGTATCTCCGTCTTTAAGGTCAGACTCTAACCGGAAGTTGGCTTGAGGGCGAAAGATGTTCTTTGTCCAGAACTTCTCTTGCATCTCACGTCCCCACCGGGTAGGAAATGACGCGGATAATGAGTTGGCCATTTAAGTGGGAAAATAATTAAAATCTCCGTAGTGGAGTTTTCCCATTGCGTTCTTCCATCCACTTGTTGAATTTCGTGAAGGTTTCATCGTCCATCGCTTCAAAGTCTTTTGGATCGTCTCGTCTGGCGATGTCTTCAAAATCAACCACGGTAGTGGTTTTAGAGCCTCCCCTGGACGATTCAGCACTGGTTTTACCTGGCTCAATCTCTGGTTTAATAAACCCGAAATAAAGTTCAGCTAATTCCTTTTGGTGAAATGCTTCACCGTCTGGTGCTGTTTGAGTCGAGTAAGCGAGTTCCATCAGCTTTTGTCTGACATTTGGGTCTTTCAATGAGTCGTCTTTGAGCGCAGTGGCTAAAGAATCAACTCGTTTATTGAAAGCCTGTGACTCAGCTTCAGTTTGCTTTTGAATCTCACGTTCCTGTAATAGGTCTTGGACTTCCTTAGGAAGTTCATTCCCTTTACGAGCGGTTTCAATGACCCTCTGAAGGAAGGTTTCATCAACTTGGTACTCTTCGGCCAAAGCTTTGAGGTCAGTGTCAGTCATAGGTTTAGGCTGTTCAGACACCGCTTGGAGCTTAGCTTGGAGTTCCTGCTTTTCTCGCCTTTCGGTTTCTAAAGCAGTCTCTAGCTCGTGTTTCTTACTGAGGAGGTCAGCAATGGGTTTTGCCTTTTTATACCTTTGGGGGTCTTCTGCGGGCGCAGGTGTTTCAGTTGTCTCTGGTTTGGAAGTTTTCACTTCTTCAGTTGGCTCTGGAGCTTTTACTTCAGCCGGGGCTTCAGTGGGTGTCTCAACCGTGTCTTCGTATTTCACACCGGGAGCCGGTTGAAATGCTTCGGACAATGGAATGTCATCAGACATGAGTTCCTTTCGTTAGTTATTTGTGTTGCTCAAACGGAGCAAGAAATGGATAAGGCTCCAAGTAGCCGTATAGGTGTTGGGTTGTCCTATAAACAAGAAAAGCGCCTGATGGCGCTATAGAGGACACGAAAGAGGAGAACGGGAGTAAACCTGATTCGCGGCCTGTACAGTGCCGCCAATCTCCCGTTTTTTATAAATTCGTAAGGGTCTATTTCACTGAACCGCCTATTTTACTGGCGTATTCACGAGCTTTGCTTTCAGGGTCTCCGTGATCCTCCACGGTGTAGGTTCTGACTTCATCACCACTGCTGTTAACAACAATATGTGCAGGTTTAAGTAGTTCATTCAGCTTTCCAACTGGTGTTGCTGGAACTGCTTCAATATGAACAACTTCTTTTGGTTCTAATTTCTTGGGCATTTATTTTTTAATTACTTGGTCTAACAATTGCGCTGTAATGGACAAAAAACTAACAGCGTTCTTTTCAAAATCTCTGCGCTTGACAATGTTTTTTAAGGTGTTGTCTGAGAACAATCCCCGTTTGATATTCCCTTTATGAGACACTGTCACAACTCCTTTGTTCACATACGCTGTAATGATGATGACATTGTTTCTGGATACGAGCGCGTAGATGGGTTTAGAGAAGAGAGTTTTGATTCTTTGCCACATCGAGGAGATTACTTAATTTATGGTCTAACTTTTGCTTGTACTGAGGATCGAAGAGTTTTGTGAAATGCTCACACACATCACGTTTCTCAAACAAGACATGTCTCTGTAATTCTGTGAGCGTTCTGTCTTGGCTTAAAAGGTAGGTGCATCTATCTGCTTCGGTAGTCAAATAATCAACGTATCTTTTGATGACAGGATTTAAAATCAATTTCTCAGCAGCCGCAAGTTCTTGTAGTTCTTGTTCTAATTGTAGCACATCGCTTTTATCTTCTGCGTCAAATCCTCCTGCAAAAACTATTTTCTTGAGTTCATCAATCATAGGCTAGGAGCCATTTGTGTTAATTCTTGAGATTGAGCGGCAGTGCCTTCTATGGTGTTAGGGGCTGCGTCTGTGCCTGTGCCTACGGGGACTGGCTGTCCTTGTGGTGGAATTCCTTGTTGAGCATTCATCTGTACTGCTTTACGGGCTGCATTCTCTGCGGCGATAGGTAAATGAGCCTGAGCAATTTCAATTAACTTATTAAACTCTTCATCCTTTACATCCGTGTCATAGGCGTAATCCATAATCTTCTGCACAAACGCTGTGTTAGCCCCTCGGTTGATTTTCCATGGCTTTCCTTTCAAACAATCCTGTATGAGCAAGGATGCTTCAGCCAAAATCTCTCTATTTCCTTCGTTTTGCATATCAAACGCCATTCTAATTTCGTCCTCTTCAATTCCACCAATTCTGAGTTTCTGTTCTGCTCTCCACCGTGGGGAAGTAATCATTAATTCATCAGGGGTGAGGGTAGCCATAATCTCCTGTAACCTCTTCTTTTTCATCTCATCCTGTGTCATTTCAGCGTTACCCCCCTGGATTTTAATATCCCATTCAAGATTGATTTCTCCACGCTTTAATTCGTCCCATTCAGCACCTTTCTCACCAATGATTTTCACGGCAATTGCAGAGCGTAAGTGTTCCTTTAATCCCCAGACATACCGTCTGCCAATTGCAGACCAGAATTTCTTGTAGCTCTTATTGTATAAGCCTAATCTGTCTGCGACTTGCTGCATGTTCCCGTAATAAATCCCAACTTTGTCTTCTCCACTCTGGCCTTGTGCGTCTGCGGTTACGCCTGTCTTCTGACCAATCAGATTATCAATGTATTCAACTAAATTGATGGTTCCGTTCAATTCAGGGGTCTCAAACTGGTAAACCCCATTAGAAATAGCAGCCAGCTTAGAAGCGCCGCTCTTGGTAGCAATTAACCCATCTGGTCTCCACGCAAACTCAGAAGGATTTGGAAAGACTTCAGGGTCAAAGGCTCTCATATTCCAGTTCTTCTTTTGACGGTTGTCCATTTCCTGGTTGATGAGGACGCGCGCCATTTCCGCTAAAGGAATGATGTCGTCTACCGGTGCTTTGCTCCAAAAGTTAAACGTATCCCTATGAGTTGCCCAAGAAGCAAACCACCACAATTCAGACTCAAAGACCTCTTTTAAAGGAGAGACACGTATACCAACACCAGTTTCGTAATTAAACAACACGTAGAATCTCTCGCCTTTCCACATCGTGCCGAATTCAATAAATTTGTATAAATTCTGTCCTGCGTAGTTGTAAGTAATCCCATCTAAACCTAATGCCATGAGCCTGGATTGCTTGCTCCGGTACATATTGTCATTGTCTACGAGCTTGTCCGCGCTCGTGGCGTTGATAATCTTTTCCACAGCCTTTGCATCGTAAATACCATTTTCAACACCTAACTTCAGGTCTTCTTTGGTCTTGAAAATATTATCTTGTCCACAGAATCTATGGTCATCTAAGTTTCCACCACCAATCGGGTCAGCAATAAAATCATACACATCTACGGGTTCGAGTTTGGATTTGTATTTTGGTTTGGATTGCGCGTAAAACTTACCAATGCCTCTGCCGTAGAGGATAGCCGTTTTCTTTATATCTAAATCCACCATCTCCCAATCGTAATCGTCCTTTTGGCATTCCACTTGATAGAGGGCGTTCACTTTCTGGGCTGCTTTGTAATCCGCTTCTTCTGCGCCTTCGTATTTGATACTTGGCGGATCATCAACCTTTGACAAGAGTGTTTCCACAAACCCTGGCACTATCGGGATAGGAATATTGTATCGTTGCTTTAAGGATTTGGCTTGCTTATTAAAATACTGGTCTTCTGCCAGCTTCCATTCTTTTTCTCTGAGGTGTCTAAACTGTAAGCCAGCATCGTATTCAGCTCTGACTTGTTTAAGTATGTCTTCGTTCATTGGCCATAAAAATTAGTTTCTGGCTCCCATTTTTCTTGTATCAGCGGTTTTAATTTCTCGCTGGTATTTTCAATTGCTTCTAAATGAGACGCTAACGCGTCAATGCGGTCGTCGTGCTTGCCTTGGGGGAACTGTAATAATTCACGTTCTAGTTCGGTGTCTGATTTGCGATGGAAAATGACACCTGCTTTGTATAGGGGAACCAAACCTCTAATTCTGATTTCCTTGTTTGTGGTGGTATTCCGCTTGAGTTCGTTAACCAAAAAATATATTTGACGACGGCGTTGTTCTTCTTCGAGGAAATATTTAAGGGACTTCTGGTAAGCAACGGTTTCCAGAAAGACTTCTGATCGGTATTTTTGTTGGTGATAGAAAATAGCATCAATTGTTTGTAATGGATCGAGGTGGCCTGCGGTCTCTTCGATCAAATGCGTATTCCGATGAAGATGAAAGTAAAATTCGAGGAAGATGAATGCGTGATTCCCTGGGAGTGGAACCGAATGAATTGTGCCGTTAGCCTTTCATCTTCGTCAAGTCGTCATCTCCTTTTTTGCGCAGCGAGGTGCCTTT